AGTAGCTTTTATAGCATGATTACAACTTATCGGTGGTCATCCAAGTTTTAATCATGCTATAAAAGCTACTGCACATCGTAGTAGATTATCATCTATTAATATAGAAGAAAGACCTAGATAATGGCCGTTCAATTACTAGATAAGAAACTTGTAATGAAACCAAGAAGGTCTTCTACAATAAAAGTGCAGAAAGATGTTGACTTTGTAAAAAATTATGATAGTGATAGTGAAAATTTGTACGGAGAATCAAAAACTGATAGGTTTGATGAGATAATAGATTTACTGAAACAAGGTAATATTTATGGAGAGTCGGAAAATATAACTTTAGGAGCAGTTGATGTTCCTATTGAGAAACAAATATCAATAGATAAAGTTTCAACCAAAGGATTAAAGTCTGAAGAGTACGCTAATACATCAGAGAGTAAGTTAGATAAACTAAGGAAATTACGCCGTGGCAATTAAACCAATAACAAATGATAATGCTGGATACGAGTCAAGAACTAATCGTGAAGCTCAAACAAGCATTAGAAGTGAGAAGGGAAATCCTAAAGTAGTAATTAAAAAACCAGGTGGTCAAAACGCTGGTAAGGGATTCTCCATTGGTTTAAAAGAGATAGATACGGCAGTTATCAAACATATCCGAAATATAATGAAACCAAAGGTAAAGGAACAAAATGAGATAATCTCTGTTCCTGTTCTTTATGGTAATGAGGAACGATGGAAGTCTATAAAAACTAGAGGTGTGTTAAGAGATAAAAATGGTTCTTTAATATTACCAATGATTGTAATAAAGAGAACATCCGTAGGATTTGATGACGCGATGCCTATGTCATTTGATAACGATGTACAAGGTAAATATATTTCTGTTGTACGTTCAAGTAGTGGTTGGAGTAAAAATAATAGATATGACAGGTTTTCAGTATTAACAGGTCAAAAACCTGTACAAGAGTTTGTCAAGACTGGTATGCCAGACTTTGTAACTTGTAATTATAGTATTGTTATGATGACATCTTTTATAGAACAAATGAACGACTTAAATTCACTTTGGATGGAACACCTAGAAACTTATTTTGGTGACCAAACATCTTATCGTTTTCTTTCAGCACTTGATGGTGATATAACAAACGAAATAGAAATGGAATCACAAGGTGAGAGAATGATAAAAAATGAGTTCAGTATGACTATTAAAGGGTATATGATACCTGAGTTTACTGATAATATATTTGGTAAAACTGCTGAATTAGGTAGAGCTTATAAACCAAAAAAAGTATCGTTTTCCGAAAAACTTTTATAATTATATATGTATATAATTGTTATAACAAACTAAAACAGAGGTTATTATGTCAGAAGTTAAATTCACAGATGATGAACTAAAATCAATCCAAGAACTTAGTGAAAAGTCAAATGCTATTACCAATAGATTTGGTCAGTTGGCTATTGCTAAAATTAACTTGGAGAAACAATCTGAATCAGTTGAGAGTGAAGAGTTCAAACTTCATGAAGAGTTAGAAGCTCTTAGAAAAGAAGAACAAGAAACTCTTAATGGTATTACAGAAAAGTATGGACCTGGTCAATTAGATCCACAAACAGGAGTATTTACTCCTACTACAGAGGTTCAACCTAAATCTGAAGAAAAATAAAATTAACTTTCTTCATCTTTCCAAAATTAGGTAATATTTATATATGAATAATTGTATGAAATCTTACCTAATTTTTGGAGACTATAAATGGCTGAGAAGATAATATCACCAGGTGTATTTACAAACGAAATAGACCAATCATTTTTACCGGCAACAGCTGGTCCTATAGGGGCTGCTATTGTAGGTCCAACAGTAAAAGGTCCTATCCTTGAACCGACAATAGTCAGTTCTTATTCTGAATATGTTCAAATATTTGGTGAGTTAATAGAAAGTGGTAGTGACAAATATCAATATTTAACATCCCATACTGCTCAAGAGTATTTGAGACAAGGTGGTCCTTTAACTGTAGTTAGAGTAGGAGAGCCAAGTTTAAACAAAGCTACTGCTACTGTACATGCCGATGCTTTAACTACTGTATTTGACTTAGAAGTGTTAGGAAACGGTACTAGTTTTAATAATAGTAGTTCTCTTGATAGTAACGGAAGATTAGCACCACAAATAACTTCTACTGGTAACAACCATTTTACTTCAGGTAGTGTTGGTGGTAGAGCTGATAATTTTCGTTGGGAAGTATCTCAGAGAAATCTTACTAAGGGTACTTTTACATTAGTTCTCCGTCAAGGTAATGATGAACAAACTAGAAAGAAAGTAATAGAAACTTTTGCTAATTTATCTTTAGATCCAGAATCTCCAAACTATATTCTAAAGAGAATAGGTAATCAAACTACAAGTATTGTAACAGAAGATAATCAATCTTTTGTACAAAATACTGGTGAGTTTCCAAATCAATCTAAAAATATTAGAGTAAAAACTTTACATGTCAAAACACCTAATTATCTAAAAGAAGATGGTAATAGAGATACTGTTAAATATAGTGATGGTGAATCTTATATTCCAGTATTAGGAAGTGGAAGTTATGGTGGTTCTTTTGGTAATATATCTGGATCAAGTGGAGTACAAACTTCAGGTGACTTTGGAACTCAAAATGCTGTTCATCCATTTAACTTTTACTTGGCTGACGATAATGATACTAATAGTCAAGGTGTTGATTTGGCGACAAGTGCCGCTACATTAGGAACTGGTGGATATAAAACTGCTATCAATCTGTTAAAAAACAAAGACGAGTTTGATATTGACTTACTTTTCTTACCAGGTATTCTTGACCAAAACGGAACTAACTCTAATACTATTATAGGTGATGCTATTCAGATGTGTGAGGATAGAGGAGATTGTTTCTTAGTATATGATAACACTTTTCTTACAGATTCTGTAGCTAATGCCAAAACAAATACTGAAGTTCGTAATTCAAGTTTTGCTGCTGCTTATTATCCTTGGGTACAGATTCAAGATGCTACAACAGGTAACTTTAGATATGTCCCACCATCAGTAGTGATTGCTGGTGTATATCACTTTAACGATACTATCGGACAACCTTGGTTTGCTCCTGCTGGATTAAACAGAGGTGGAATTGATAGTGCTGTTCAGGCATATAGAAAACTAACACAAGGTAACAGAGATGACCTTTATGAATCAAATGTCAATCCTATTGCTACCTTTCCTGGTCAAGGTGTTACTGTCTTTGGACAGAAAACAACACAGAAGAAAGCTTCTGCTCTTGACCGAGTAAATGTAAGAAGATTGTTAATCAATCTTAAGAAATTCGTTGCTAACTCTTCAAGGGGACTTGTGTTCGAACAAAACACAACAGACTTGAGAAATCAATTCTTGAATACTGTTCAACCTTATATGGAACAAGTTCAAGCTAACCAAGGTTTAAATGCCTTTAGAGTAGTAATGGATGATTCAAATAACACGCCAGAAACCATAGACAGAAATCAGCTAGTAGGACAGATATTTATCCAACCTACAAAAACCGCTGAATTTATTGTATTGGACTTTGTGGTACAACCTACAGGAGCTGCTTTTCCTGAATAATTTTTAGGAAAGTGATATTTATTATCATAGGAGATAAAACATGGCTGAACTTTTAGAATCGAATAAAATATTTTACACACCTTACGAACCGAAATTAAAAAATCGGTTTATCATGGAGATTGCTGGTATACCTGCTTTTACAATAAAGACGGCACAAAGACCACAAATCACTTTTGATGAAGTTCAATTAGAACATATGAATGTTACAAGGTATGTAAAAGGTAAAGGTAGATGGCAGACTTTACAACTTACGTTGTATGACCCGATTGTACCCTCTGCTTCAGCCGCTGTTATCGAATGGATAAGATTACATCACGAGAGTGCAACTGGTCGTGATGGTTACCAAGATTTTTACAAGAAGAATATTACTTTTCAAGTCTTAGGACCTGTAGGTGATATTGTTGAGAAATGGACACTTTATGGAACTTACATTCAAGATGCCGCTTTTGGTGACTTAGATTTTAGTTCTTCTGATCCTGTAGAAATCACACTAACATTAAGATACGATTACGCTATACTTGAATTTTAAAAAACCGTTGTAATAAATACAACAAGGAGTTATAATGTCAGAACATAAGTTCCCTACGGAAGTTATAGATTTACCGTCTGGTGGAAAAGTTTATCCAAAAGATTCACCACTTGCTGAAGGTAAAATTGAATTAAAATATATGACCACAAGAGAAGAAGACATCCTTATGTCTGAAAATCTTATTAAAAAAGGTGTGGTTATTGATAAACTACTAGATAGTTTAATTGTTACAAAAGGTGTAACTCAAGAAACTTTAATATTAGGTGATAAGAATGCTGTATTAGTTGCAGCTCGTATTCTTGCTTATGGTCCCGAATATACAGCAGAAGTTGCTAACCCTAATAATCCTGAACAAAAAGTAGAACATACTTTTGATTTAACGGAATGTAAGTTTAAAAATCCAAAAGATGATGTAGATTATACTGATAATTCTTTTGACTTTGAAACTCCTATCGGTAAAAATAAATTAAAACTAAAACTCCTTACAGGTAAAGAAGAAAAGTTAATAGAAAAAGATTTAGCACAAACAAAAAAGTTTGGATATAATGCTGAAATATCAACAAGACTTCGTTACACCATCATTGAAGTAGATGGTGATAATAAACCTGAAACTATAACAGCTGCTTCTCAGAACATGTTAGCTCGTGATTCTATGGCATTGAGAAATTATATACAAGAAATTTCTCCCGATATTGACTTGACATCGGAAATTGAAATAGGAGGTGAACCTGTTAGCGTGTCAATCCCGTTGACAGTTACGTTTTTTTGGCCTCAATCCATCTAATAAATTAGATATACATCAATCTATATTTTACTTTATTTATGGAACACCTGGATTTACATTTAGTGATGTATATCATATGCCTGTTCATCTAAAGAACTTTTATCTTCGTGAGTTTATGTCTTTGAAGAAAAAAGAAAAAGAACAGATTGACAGCGCTAATCAAAAATCAACACCAACAATACCTCGTAGATTTTCCCCTAAATAACTCTTTTCTTTATATTTATTAACGTATAGGAGAACTACATCATGTCATATATGAATAGAAAAAATATTATAGAAGGGTTTCTTGACCTTTTTAAAAAACTACCAAACGATGTACGAAAGTTAAAACTTAATACTTTCGAAAAACAATTATATAAAACAGATCCTAAATTTAAAAAGTCAGTTGACGATATGATTAAGAATGCTAAAAACATAGATAAACTGATTAAAAAAGGTAAGAAGAAGTAAAATGGCACTAACTCCAGAAGAAAAGAAACGATTAGCTGAACTTCAAGCAAGAGAAAAAACTAATAAGAGTGGTAAGTTATCTAATAAACTTGAAGGGGAAAAGTTAGATTTACTAGCAAGACAATCTCAGAAGTTATCAGACCAACTTAAATTATCAAAACAGATTGCTCAAGCAGAAGCTCAACATGAAAAAACATTAAAGTCCTCAGAAAAATCCATATCTTCGATAGTTGGACAGATGGTACAAGGAAACTTTGCCGCTGCTGCTCAAGAGGTTATGTCTAAAAAATCTCTTGCTAGTACCATACAGAGAAGTGCAAAGCATAAAGAAATAACAAAATCTTTAAAAGATGATAATACATTTTCAGATTTAAGTA